CTGGGGATACCGTCTTATCGCGATTGGTATCTCACGATAAGTCCCTCCCCTCGCGGGGAGCCCACTGAGACCTTCCCTAAAACTGCACCTCTGCAGTCCAGGGTCGGGGGCCTCAGTACTGTTAGCTAGAAGACTGGCTAACAGTTGACCAGCTGGAAGGTCGTCCTGCAGTTCCTTGGAGGAAACTGAAAGGACATTAACTATCCAGCACTCCCATCCCTTCGGATGTGAGTCCAAACGGAGTTCGTCAATAGCGCCTATGAAGGCACCATCGCCGTAGCCGTCCGGTAATCGGGGTTCACGCCATTTGGCCGGAGCCAAGAGCCTAATCTCTTCGAGATAGGCCACTTCGATCGAGCCTTTCCGTTCCATCCAGCGGTGAAGCTGGTTGTGTACAAGGAAAAGCCTGTCTAGTTTCTTGACGGGCTTTCTGACGTAGAACGGAGTGATCTCATGCCCGAGGTAGTAGTGTTTACCACAACTCTCTCGATACGGTCCAGAGCAGAACGTTTTGTTCTCATTTGGCTTAAATCCGGCTTGTTCAAGCCGAGCCAATAAACTCTGGCTATGTTCCGTAGGTACGACGAGGTCATCGCCGTACACGCATATACGATCATCCTTCTCGTTAGAAAACGGTTTACACACTTCTTGGCATATAGCCCAGAAAAAGAGCGACTCAAGCTCAAATGTGTAGCCATTTCCCATAGACGAGAACTTCTGGTAGACGAGTTTTTCTCCAGAAGGAAGAGTCCCTGACTGAGAACGGGCCTGCTCAAGGGCCCACCACCAATCATTAGGTAGGAGGAAACTTACAAGTTCAAACGACACAGTGTCGCTAGCCATTGATAAATCAATGGTGGCTAACTGCCCAGTATAGCTGCCTAGAAGGGCAGCACGCTGGTTTATCGTCTGGTCGTTCAGGTTCACACCTACGCGGTTGAGCCGACGTCGGATCATCTTACCAATCCCCTTCTGAACATAAATGTTCATATCGGGTTCTTTGGCAATCGTCCGGTCGGTCTTATAACTCTTAGGAACGGTAATGATGCTGTTTCCAGAAACGACTCTTACGAGATCGTCCTGGAACTCTCCGCTACAGCGGACGTTGTGTTCCCACAACGGCATAGTGCGAATTGCGCACCGAGCAAGTACAGCATTCCCTGAGGTGCTCTCTGGTATACCAGAGTATTTATAAGCAGCAAAGGCTTCGGCCCGAGTTAGCCTGGTGGTTCCACCAGGCCCGTGCCCAAAGCCCTTAGCACACTCGTCCCATGAAAACTCACCGAGTAGGTCCCTAATACGGGCGTAGACCTTGACCCAGAACGGGTCAGAATTCATACGCCCATTTCGGAACGCTTGGTTAGTCTCTCGACAGAGTGTCTCAGCCTCGTGGAATCGCTCCCACGTGCGTCTTTCCTTTTCCGGAGATGGTGTACCATCGTCGTACTTCGAAAAGAGTTCTCTTATCAACAAAGAGCCCCGGGCGCTCTCTAGGGTTG